CGTTGACGTAGCCCATCTTGGCCTTGCCGGTGGCCTTCAACTCGCCGCCGCCGATCGCCAACGGCTGCTGGAACTGGCCGTACAGGGACTTGGTGGAACGCGACAGGTCAACGCTCGCGTCCTGCAGCGCGCCGAACTGCACGGGGGTTGCATTCGCACCAGGAGGCGTCGCGTACAAGATGCCCGAGCCAAAGGTGCCCAACTGATTGATGCCGCTCATGACGGTTTACTCCTGCGCTTGGGTGGATGCCGCAACGGCCTGCACGAGATCGGCTTTGTCGGCGGTGGAAATGGGGGCGCGGCCCTCAAGGGCGGCGCGGTGGAAGTGGCGCGCGTACCACGCCTCGACGGCCTCGACGGCCGTGACGGGTTTCGCGGGCGAAAAAAAACCGGCTTTCGCCGGCTGTTCGGGTTCGTTTTTCATGTCGTCACCTTGGTTCAGAATCCGCCCAGCACGATCTTGAGCGGCAGGATGGCCAGCGCCCGGTCGCCCAGGACGCCCTCGAATATCTCGATATCGCCGTCGATCGCGACGTACTCCACCAAGCCGCCCAGCGTGTTCTTGGTGAGCGCTGCCGGCTGCGGTTGGATCACCGCACACGCCGCATCGATCAAGGGATTCAGCATCGCGCTCGGCGCTTGCGCAGGGTCGGCTTGCCGCACATACAGCAGCCATGACGCCGACCACACGTTGAGCGTCGGCGTGGATCCCTGAAACGTCAGTTTCTGGTTGCCCTGCATCTGGTACGCGGCCGGAAAGTTCTCATCCGGCACGTCCTCGATGCTGACCAATCGACGGCTGACTGTGGCCAAGCCCGGCAGCGTCTGAAGCTGCGCATACAGCGCCGCAAATACCTGTTCTCGCGTCGCCCGGCTCATGTCGCGATCGCCGCCTTGACCGCCGCGCGCACCATGTCGATGCCTTGCGGTACTTTTTCATCGAACGCCGAACGCATGTAGCTCCGCTCCGGCATGTGGATCGCGGGTATCTGCACGGATTTGGCGAACCGGCGCACCCCGTCCACGGTGAAGCACAGGGCCTTCGCGTTCATGGCTACCACTTGATGCGCCGGGATCGTACCGCCGAACTCATGGATGGCCGCGTAGGGGATGTTCGACCCCGCGCGCGCCCCGCCGCTCTCGCTGTTCGAGGTTTCGGCGGTGTAGGGGTGCACGGATGCCGACAGCGCGCCGCTCCGGCGATGCAACGGGCTTCCCGAGAGCTTCGATGCCTTGATGTATCCGGCAAGCTCCGTGCTCCACTGGCCCAGCGCCGCCTTGGCCGCCGCGGTGGTCTTTTCAGGCACGCCCGCAAGCATTTGGATCACGCGTTCGGATCCGATGATCTGGTAGGCGATCACGGCGGGATCATCGGCAAGCGGTAGGAACGCAGCGCGGCAAGCACGGATGCCGGGGCTTCGGAAAGGTCGTACCCCTGCGTCTGCTGGCTGCCAAGCGTCTCGTTTTTCTTGTCGATGCGGCTGCGCTTGGCGCGCTTCCAGCCGACAAATTCGACGCATGCCTGGTTGAGGTCGGCCGGGATCGTCTGGTAGCCCGCGGTGTACTGCAGCACGACATTCTGCACGCCGCGCGCGAAGCACCACGGGGCGGACGGATACCCGGGCCGGCCACGATTGCGGATGTAGATGGCATCGTCGGAGAACACCACGCCATCGCTGACCGCGTTCGCGGCAAGCGGTACGTTCACTCCGTCCACGGTCACCGCCTGCACGCTCACGATCGGCCACTGGCGCACGCCGATGCGGTCGCCGCCATTGCCGTTGCGCGTCTCGGTGTAAGCGGCCTGCGCGAACGTGCGGTTGCAATACTGTTCGATGTCCGCTGATGCCGCCGCGACCAGCGCGGTCAACACGGAATCTTCGCTCGACGAGGTGATGCTGAAATACAGCTTCACATCCTCGATGCTGCAAAGCAGGCTCATTTGCCGGACTTCTCGGGCTTTTCAACGGTCCAGCCGTGTTTGCCGCCGGTCAGCAGCGCGACCGCCGCGTCCGGCACTTCCACGATGCCGTTCTTCACCTGATATTCGTGCCCTTCGAACGTCACGCTTGCGGCGTCTTTCGGGCCTTTCAGCTTCACCATGTCCATTCCTCCAAGAGAGAGGGGCGACTTGCGCCGCCCCTCAAGGCCTCGACCAGGAGTCGATTACGCCGACGCGAAGTTGGTGAGAATGCCCATCGACGCCGGGAAGTAGTGCTGCAGCACGCCATCGAAGTACACGCCGTACTCGTACTTGCGGCTGCGAAGCGGCCACAGGATCGAGTAGTAGTCGCGGCGCAGATTCATCTTCATGATCTGGCGCACGTTCGACAGCGGGTACGGCACCTGCTTGGTGGTGAACAGCAGCGTGCCCTGCGGCAGGAACGGATGCACCCGCAGGTTCAGGTCGGATGGACCGTAGCCGATCGGATTGGTGTAGGTGCGCACCCGTGCACCGGCGCGAACGTTGCCTTCCGAGTCCTGGAAGAACGGCGCCGCGTTGGTGTTGCCCGAGAGGATCAGGTTCTTGATCGCCTTCTGGTCCGCGCCCGAGATGGTGATGTCGGTCGGGATCATCCGGTAGTTCGTGTAGAACGCTTCGATCGCTGCATCGATCTCGGCGATACCGCCCGTGCCGGAACCCGTGCTGGTCAGCGCATTGCCGCCGGCATCGTGGAAGTATGCGCCGGAGCCGGCCGCCACCGCCTGCGCGATCAAGCCGTCGAACACCAGCGGATCGGTGGACGCATCGGACGCCGGGAGCGCCGTCAGGTTCTGGTTACCCGCTGCGGCCGCAGTGAGGCTCACGCTCGCGGTGTTGGTGATCGCGGCCAGTTTCTGCGAGCCCGAGACACCAAGGAACCACGCATACGCGAACGCGCCCTTCACCGCCGGGATGGACGCGGTGAGGCTGGACGTGCTGCCGCTGGTGGTTGCCGCGGCGGACGCGGAAGGCTGCGCCGAGAACCCGGTGATGTTGTCGGTCGACCCGTCCGCGTTGGTGCGGGTGTACGGAAGCTTGACGCCGTTGGCGACGCTGGAAAGCTGCGCGCCCTTCAGGGTCAAGGCGACGCAGGTCAGCAGGTTGGAGGCGGCCGGAATCGTGCCACCGGTGCCGGAGACGGTCACGGTTGGGGTTGGGGTGACACCCAAGCCGGTCGTGGCGTTGCCGCCCAGGATCACGCGTTCCTCGGCTTCCATCGTGGCCTGCAGCAGCATCTGCGTGGCCAGCTCGTCCAGGTTCTGGAAGTTGCCAGCCGCACGCTCGGCTTTCCACGTCACGTAGTCTTCGAGGCCGAGCTCGACGAACTTCGCGAAGCGGTCGACTTCGGTGTAGCTGTTGTAGCCGCCGCGGTTGCCTTCGGACACGCCGATCGATTCGCCGTTCGGGTTGACCGCGGTGATCGCGCGCCAGTTGGCCTGAATGCCCGCCTGCCCGACTTCGCGCGGGATCTCGTTACGGAAGATCGTGGTGATCGGGTACAGCAGGCGCGCGCCCTGCTCGAGGTTGTACTCGGCAAGGCCCGTGGTGGGGCTGGTGGGGGACGTGAACGCCTTGGCGATCGCGTCCGGCAGCGGGGATTGCAGCGCCTTGGCAATGGCCTCCAGCGCGTTCTGTTCGTTACCCATGTGTGTTCTCCAACGCCCATGCGGGCATAAAAAAGCCCCTTGCGGGGCCGGTGACAGGAATCGCGATGGGGTTTACCGAACCATCACGGGATTGCGGAGTGCCTTGCGCAAGGCGGTTGCCACTTCATCGACAGTGCCGTCGCGCTTCAGCACCTTGTCTTCGGGCTTGTCGTCGGGTTTGGTGATGTCCTCGCCCTTCGAGACGGCCGTCAGCGCGATCTTCAGCGCATCCGGCTGGTCCTTCATCTTCTCGATCAGCGCGGCCTGCGCTTCGATGTGCGCCGCGGCCTTCAGCAGCGCTTCGTCGCGTTCCTTGACCGCCTTGGTCAGGTCGTCACGCTCGCCGGTGACCTTCGCCAGCGATTCGTTCGCGGTCTTGAGATCGCCTTCGGCCTTGGTCAGCGCGGCCTTGGCTTCGTCGTGTGCTTTCTGCAGTTCTTCATTCATCTCGGGTTGCTCCTCTGTTGGGGCAACCTTGAGGAGGTCGCCGGTAGTGGATTTGTCGGCGGCAAGCGATGCCGCAAGTTCAGTGGATTCTTCGGTCGCCATGCGCACGAGGATCGCGGCCAGCGTCTTGATGGCATCGCGCAAGTCCGCCGGCACGGTCGATCCGTCGCCTTCCCATTTCGCTTCCCATTCGGAATCGTCGGCGACCCAGCCGAGCCGGCCGAGAATGTCCGACAGCTCGGCGACCGTGCACATGCCCTTTTCGACGGGCAGGCCGAGTAGCACAGCGATGCTCTTCGCGACAGGCGAAACCGCATCCGCGCGCTTGGCCAGCTTTTCGGCGAGTGCCTGCCGCGCGTCTGTCCGGCTGGTGTCGTACTTGCGCAGTTCCTCGCTGCCGTCGGCTTTCACGACGGTGAACTGTGCAGCCGGGTTGCACGGCAGGTCCACCAGCGAATACTCGCTCGGGTTCGCGGCATAGCGCTTCAGGTCGCCATCGTCCCATTTCTTCTCGTAGCGGCCCCCGATGCTGAAACCGGTGTAGCACCCGGCCAGCGTCTTCTTCCATTCGTTGTCGTCCACGATATGCGCCTTGACCGTGATGGCCTTGGCTGCATCGTCGAAGTCGATCGCCTTGGTGACGCCCGCCACGGTGTTGCCGTGCATCACGCGCACGTTGCCGAGGTTCTTGCCATCGGTCGCCTTGGCGATGCCTTCCGACCATGCCTGAAAATGCGGCTTCGACGCCGCGTAGTCGAATACTTCGCCCGCACGATCCGGCGTCTCGTCGGCAATGACGCCCTCGACGGTGCGCTCGGATTCGTTGACCTTGGTCAGTCGCGCGAAAATCTGCATGGTTCAATCCTCTTGGGGTTTGCTGCGGTACATCGCATCGCACCTGCACCGCGGATGCTGCAGCGGATGCTGCGCGCCGGAAACGAACGCCATGTCGATGGGAATCCAGCCCTGCGCCGCGTTCGCTTCGCACAACGGGCAAATGCCCTCGTCATTCGACAAGAGCCAGCCCTTCTCATCCATGCCGACCGCCTTGGCGCCGATCAATCCGCCTGCGCCCTGCGCGTCCCGCACTTCGGTGCGCGCGATCAACTCGGCACGTTCGGGGCTGAAGGCGTAGGCCGTCCGCAACATCTTGATGATCGCGGCGTCGGTATCGCCATTCTTGACGGCGGTTGCCAATGCCTCCCGCAGCATGTCGCGGGTGGCCTGCGCGATCTTGCCGCCATTGCCGTCCCGGGTCAGCATCTCGACCGCGTGCTGGTTGGCCCACGCCACGGCTTGCTGATCGACGCCAAACAGCGACGACAAGTCCAACTTCGGATCAGTTCGCACCAATCGCGCAATGGTCTCTTTCGCCCCGTTTGGTGCTTCCGCGACCAGCGTGTCCGAATAGTCATCCCATGCCAGCGACAGGCCCGACAGATCCATGCGATCGGCAAGCATCAGCCACCAGTCATCGCCTTTCTTCGGAACGTCTTTGCCACCATCACCGCCGGCGGCCTTGGTGACACCTTCGCCCGCCACGGCATCGCGCACTTCGCCCAGCGCCACCACGAA